GGCCTTCGATCTTGTCGTTGGCGATCGTGGAGCGGCTGAACTCGATCTGATCGGGCGAGCCCAGGTCCACCTCGGCGTACATGCCAGCTTTGACGCGGCGGTTGAACTCGGCCTTGGTGACGTACTGGACGTGCGTCTTGCGCTCAGCGCTGTAAAAGTTGGTGGCCGCAAACGGCAGGTAAATGTCGTCGATGGCGATGAACTCAGCCGTCGGACGCTTCCACTGCGGGGACCACATGAGTTTCAAGTACTGCCCGCCGCCCAGGGGCAGTTGCGTGGACAGTTGCTCCAACTCGCCGCGCAGCTCGGGCATTTGCTGCGTGGTCTGCCAATTCATGAACTCGGCCTTACGGCGAGCTTTTTCCAGCTTCTCGGGCTCAGCCTGGCCCAGAATCTTGGACTTGACCGGGCCGGATGGAGGGAACACCTCCTTCATGAAGCGGGCGCTGAAGTCGACGCAAGCCTCGACCAACATGGGGTGAACGACCTTGTTGGCACCGGAGAACTGAGCGCCACCAGGGGCGTCGTCGCCAAGGCCCGTGCGGCGCAGGCCTTCCTCGTAGAGCTTGTCGCGCTTGGCGCGGGCGTCCTTATCGCGCTCGATCTTGTCAAGCAGGTCCACCACGGCGTCGCTCAAGTACTGGCGATCGACCTCGTCGACGATGTTGGCGAAGTGGGCCTTCTTGTCGGCCACGTCGCGCTCGTTGGTCATGCGAATGACGGCACCCCCGTCTTCGGTGTCCTCGACCTCCAGGTCCTCGTCAGGCAGGGAGACGGACTCACCGCGCTGCTCGTCCTCGCTGGGGTTCTCGTCTTCGCCTTGGTTCAGAAGTTCGTCAGCCATGTCTGTCAGCCTGCATTAAGGGCGTGGAGCTCGCCCACGATGGTGTCGATTCTAGCCGGGTCGAAGTCGCCTGTGGGGAAATTTGCACCACTTACTTGTCCGCCCTCTGCGTAGCCGCGCACCTGGCCGCCTTGAGCGAATCCTTCAGGGCCCGCCGAGCCCCCCAGGAAATCACGCAACTCGTCGAGCGTCATGTACCGTTGGGCGTTTGGTGCCGAGTCAATCGCGGTGTTGAAGTTGTCAATTGCCTGATCAATGTTTCTTTCAGGAGAAACCTTGCCAAGCGCACGCAGCAAGGCGTTGGGGTCTTGAACGTCAACCAATCCCGCGTTTTGCAGGTCGCCGATCCTGCCAAAGTTCCCAGACCGGATGAAGTCCTGCACCGCTGGCAGGTACTCTTCCTTGGGGGCCTTGTTGGCTTTGCCTTTGATCTGCACGATCGCGTCCGGAACAGACCGGGACTGCAAGTACTGCTGGACAGCCGCCTCAAACTCCTCACGCGAAGCGTCGCCGTATTGCTCGGACAGCATGTCGCGCACATCGTCGGGCATGTCTTTTTCAGTGAGCTTGCGACCAGGCTGCACCTCAATCGTCACGTGCGGCTGCCCCTTCTTGTCGCGCAGGCTGTAAATCTTGGACCGGCCCTCAACAACGTCCGGGCAGTAGCCGCCGACGCAGTGGCCCATGGTTTCGCCCTCGTACTTGAGCGCGTCCTCCAGGGCTTTGTAGGACTCGTCCATCTCGACCTTCTTCTTGCGGTTGAAGTCTGTCATCAGGTTTTGCACAAAATCGTTAAACGCTTGTGTGCCTTCATCAAGGCCTTCATCGAAAGCCATATCCATGGCCGCATCGCGCATTTGCTGTTGGTCCATACCAGGCGGCAAATCCATCTCGGGTTTCTCGACGCTGATCTTGCGGCCTGTTTCTTTGGGCGCGCGCAGCTCAACCCACTTGAAGCCCTGCTCCGGGTACTCCTTGACCACCTGCGTGGCCGGGCCCATGGCGCGGGCCATGTCGGCCTCGGCCTTTTGCGCAGCGCGCCACTCGTTGATCTTGGCCACGCGCTCGACGGCTTGGGGAACGGTGACCTTCTCCAGGTCCTGGTACTTCAGGCGCAGGTTTGCAGGCAGGCCCGACTCGGGGTTCACGGCGTTTCGAAGCTCGTCGACCAGATGGCCAAAGCCCAAATCATCAGCCATGCCGGATTGCGACGGCATGTAAACCGGAGTCTCGGGTGGTACTTTTGCCAGCCAGGGCATTTGCTCGGCGTAGCCTTGTTGGAGCAGCTGGCCTGCAGGCATTTGGCCCACCGTCAGATCGCTTGCGCCCTCCCAGCTTTTTGCTGCAGGGCTTTGTGCGACAGCGGTCTGGCCTTCGCCCATAAAACGACCATGCAACTCTGGTCGGAAGTTGAGCTGCTCAGGGTCAACGTGCAAAACGCCACGCTCGGCCAGCGCTCGGACGGGGTCCTCGGGTGTGCCCATCTCGTTCTTGATGTACTTACCGAGCTTGGTTTCGAGCCAGCGGTTCATGGCCGCCTCTGGAAGTTGACGGGCTCGCACGCTTTCAGAAACATCTACGCCCGCACGCTCTGCCAAGTTTTGAAGCCCGGTTTCGTTGAGGACCGTTTGCTGCATGGGATTTACTACGCGCTCAACACTTCCGGTCATCCAGTTGCCACCCTTGGGTTTCACCACGTTCACAGCAGGCTGCCCGGCTGCCATGGCGAAGTCCCGTCCAGCACGCGAGACAGCCGACGGCAGCGCCGCGACCGCACGCAGTGGTGCGCCGGGCCCGGTGTAGAAACCGCCGCCGAGTTGGCCGGCGGTGGTGAACGCGCGGCCCGTGGGTGTCTGGTTCAACTCGGGCATCGGCAGGCGCTTTTCCACATCCTCGGACGTTGGCAGCACTGTGCGCTCGGACAGGCCGGGCAGCATGCGGATCAGCGACTCAATGTCGCCAGGCGCGCCCAGCACGCCGGACACCATGCCGCGCAGCGCGGACAGGGGCGCATCGGCCGCAGCGCGGCGGTCTTGCTGGGACTCGGGGCGGCGGCCAGCGGAGCGGTAGCCGATGAAGGGGCGGTTTTCGTCAGCCATGGCAGCTGCACTCCTTGACGTAGTTGAGGGGGCTGCGCACTGCGCCGCCGGTGGCATATTTTTTCTCACGCAAAACCTCTAGCGCAGCAGGCTCCATGCGTTTGAGCAGATTGGCCTCGGTGGACTCTGGGTTTGGTGTCAGCGTTCGACCACTGAGCCCATACTCGTGGCGGCCAACGCCCTGTGCGGCCCGGTGGCGAAGCATCAGCATCGGCGCGGCGTCCGCAATTAAGTCGCTAAGCTCGCCGCCGTAATCGAAGTAGTCGCGGAACGTCGGGTCGTCCATGATTGAGCTGAATCGACCCTTACGCGCCGCCATGCCTAGCTCGTTGCGCGCAGTGTCCATCAGCCTTGGGGCCAAAATGGCAGGCTTGTCTGTGGCAAACATGCTGTACGAGGCGGGCATCCGGTCGCGCAAAGAAGGTGGCTGCACGATCAACGTGCGCAGCTCGCGGTCCTGGAAGTCGCCGGGCTTGTAGTTGGTGTTGAAGTAGCTCAGGTCGGTGGAGCTTGGGCGCACAAGGAACTTCGAATCATCCGCGCCATAAGGGTGGGTGTGAAAGTCGATGATGCCCTGACCAGGCTTGGCGTAGTCAAGGGCGGCAGTCCTGTCGCTGACGTTGGGCTGAACGGTGTCGGGTCGGCCAATGGTTATTTTTGAGCGCCGAGGGATGTTGGCCGGGCCAACCACAGACGTCTCGTTGCCAGTGCGAGCGGATTGGAGAATTGCCTCGCGGATTGTGGCGGCCTGCTCTGGAGCTTCTCGCGCAAGAAGTGCGCGCAGTTTTGTAAGGATTGAAACTGGAGGCATGTCAGTCTCCAGCTTTCATGTGATCAAGCGGCATAAGGGTTTGACCTTTCCTTTTTGTACTGCCTTGACTCGTCCGCGTCGCTCGCTTGTGGCAACTCGAACCAGCCGTCATTTTTCAGAAAGATGACTGCCTGGGTGAAGGTGTCCACGTAGTCATCGTGCTCTGCGACAGGAAACTTGGCGATCTGCTTCAGAAAGGTGGCCGCCCAACTAACTGGCTGCCCGGGGTTCTTGGTGGACTCGGGAATCCACAACAACCCCAGCTCCAGCGTCGGCGCTGCCTGGTGCGCCCGCGAAACCTTGTCCGCTTGACCGGGATTGTAGCCAACGGCTGGGACTTTGGCCAACCGCAGGTCCTGCAGCAGCGACTGCCCCGACGCCTTGGCCTCAACCAGCAGGCGGTCCGGCTTTCGCCCCTTGGTTGGCATCCCCGCCTTGGGGCTGGCGTCCGCGCCGTACTGCGAAGTCCAGTCTCGGATGACGCGGGACCGCAGCTCAGGGTAGGACAGGTGCTCGTCCCAAGCGTCCAGAAGCATGGCGTTGCGCTGGCCACGGTGGGTGAACACGCCCCAGACCGTGCAGGCGGTTGGGTCGCCGGTGGTCCGCTCGGTAAACGCCGTGTCGTAGCTTTGCAGGATGTACTCGAACTGTGGCAGGCGAGTGGCCGCTTGCCAGAGCTGAAAGTGTTTAGTGGCCAAGATGCCGCCCTCGGTGGGCGACGGGTCCTGCTGGAGCTGGCCAGACGAGCCGTAGGTGCCCAGCAGCTGCTTGAGCTTTGTGATCTCGGCCTCGCCGAATCGGTCAGGGCAGATCAGCTCGCCCTTGGTGCGCCGTGGGTCGTAGGGCCCCAGCACCGTGCGCCTGGACTTGCCGTCCCACTCAGCCGGGATGCAGATGTGCTCCCAGCCGCCAATGTCGTTGATGATGTGCCCCGAGATGTCCTTCTCGTGCAGACGCTGCATGACGGTGACCATCGCGTCGGTCTTGGGGTTGTTCAGTCGCGTGGACCAGACCATGTCGAACCACTCGAGCGCCGTCTCGCGCATCGTCTCGGACTGAGCGTCCTGCGCGCCGTGCGGGTCGTCCAAGATCAGGCGCGAGCCGCCCTCACCCGTGGCGGTACCGCCCACCGAGGTGGCCAGGCGGTAGCCGGTCTTGTTGTTCTCGAAACGCTGCTTGGCGTTTTGATCGCCTGAGAGCTGGAACATGTGCCCCCAGCGCTCTTGGTACCAGGGCGACTGGATCAGGCGGCGGGCCTTCAAGTTGTCCCGGATGGACAGCGTGCCCGAGTAGGACGCTGCAAGGAACTTCTGCTCGGGGGACGTGAGCCACTCCCAAGCGCACCAGGCCACCGAGACGATGGTGGACTTGGAGTGGCGCGGCGGGATGTTGATCAGCAGCCGCGTAATGTCGCCGGAGCTCACCGCCTCCAGGTGCTCGCAGATGGCCTCGATGTGCCAGCTCGGCACAAACGGCACGCCCGGCTCCATGACGTGCCAGGCCTGCTGCACGAACTCGTAGAGCGACGCGCTGGCCTTGCGCCGGGCTTGCTCCCGGGCGATCAGGTCCAGCATGACGGCGGGGGAGACAGCGGCGCTCATTGGACGCGAATCTCCCCGCGCTCGAGCTTGTCGCGCTGGTCCATGGCGTTGTGGATGGCGACGTCGTCGTAATCCTCGTGCAAGCCTGGGCGGCACCAGCAGGCCATGGTCAGCTCGTGCTCTTTGAAGTCGCCGAGCGGGACGATGTGGCAAAGCACCGCCTCATCGCCTGGGTGAACCGCCGAGGCAGTCATGCGGCGTTGATCGCCTCTTGCAGCAGGCGCACGGCGTCCAGCTGCGCGTTGACTACCGTGGTGTTGGCGTGGCCCGTCTCGCTCATGGCCTGGCCTTGCGCCTGGCACTGGTTGCCGAAGGTGTCCAGCAGCGCCAGGATGCGGGCGCGCTCGAAAGCAATCATGTCCTCGCCGTGCTGGCGCACCAAGTCCTCGGGGTAGAGGGCTTGAAAGCGGCCGTCGTGGTCAAGCAGCGCGGGCAGGGGGGACTCGGGAAGGGTAGGTTTGTTCATTGGGGTGTCTCGGTTGGTTGTGTGGATGGAAGGCCCATGGCCAGAAAATCGGCGTACTGCGAGGCGGTGAGGCCACCGGACTCGGCTTCGTCGCGCATCCAGCCAATGATGCGCTGGCGCTCGGCAACGGCTGCGTCCAGGGCTGACTGCTCGATGGCCGCTTCGATGCGGGGTGCAATCTGGGCCATGGCCGCCTGAACCTGCTGCTTGCCGTAGGCCTCAAGCAAGAGCTGCCCAGCGGCGTCGCCCTCGCAGGCGCGGATCTTCATCGTGGTGAAGAACGGGTCCATGGGTTCGTTGGCGCTCATTCCTCGCCCCCCTTCGCCTTCTGCAGCAGCGCCTGCATCTGCGCCAGCTCGGTGTCGTTGAGGCCCTTCAAGTCCACGCTGGACAAAGCGATCGCGCCGCCGTCCTTGCCGGTGTGCTCGACCTTTTGCGTCTCGGACCACTTCATTTGGGTCTTGGACCACCAGATCATCGCCGTGGTGTCGCCGCCCGTGGCCTTCTGGAACAGGGTGCGGCCGACCTGGCTGTTGGCCTTGGCCTTGCCTGAGACCAGCTCCTCTGCGAAGTTCTTGGTCAGGGTCTCGACGCTGATGCCTTTGCGCACCAGCACAGCGATCTGCTCCAGCGGCAGGCCATAACCCGAAAGGGCCTCCACCTGTTTGCGCTCGGTCTCTGAGGGCTCAAAAGCAGGGCGGCCTGCACCTGGCATGGCCCCACCCGTTCCAGGTCGGGCACCGCCATTTTTGCCGCGTTGCTTTTTTACAACCGATTTTTCTTCAGTTTTTGTCATGAATCTCTCCTTTTGCGTCAGTGATTCGGTGGTTTTTGGTCATCAATCGGCCTTTTTGCCCGCCTTGGGCTTGTCGGCCTTGCCAATTTCGCTGCCAATCAGCGAGTTTGGACTGCGCTCGCCCATCACCTCGGTGAAGGACCGGCCGTCCGACTCCAGGTGCGCGTGCTTGCCGGTGAACGCCTGCCAGCGGGTGACGATCACGTCGCAGTATTTTGGGTCCAACTCCATCAACCGTGCAATCCGGCCGTTCTTCTCGGCTGCGATCAGGGTGGTGCCGGAGCCGCCGAAGCTGTCGAGGACTTGGTCGCCGCCTTTGGTGTTGTTCAGGAGCTGGTACTCGAAGAGCGCCACGGGCTTCATGGTTGGATGCTCGCCGTTGCGGGTGGGTTTGTCAAACTCGAGGATGGTGGTCTGCTTGCGGTCGGCAGCCCAAAGGTGGCCTGCGCCGTCTTTCCAGCCGTAGAGGCAGGGCTCGTGCTTCCAGTGGTAGTCCTGGCGGCCCATGACGAGGGAGGACTTCTTCCAGATCAGGCACTGGCGCACGGTCCAGCCTGCGTCTTTGGCCGCGCCTCGGAAGTTGTAGCCCTCGCTGTCGGCGTGCCAGATGTAGAAAACGGCACCGGCTTTCATGACCGAGTCGGCTGCGGTGTAGGCGTCGCGCAGGAACTGGCGGAACTGATCGTCGCCCATCTCGTCGTTTTTGATGGTGAGCTTTTCCTTGGTGCCGCCCTCATAGGCCACGTTGTAAGGCGGGTCGGTCAGCCACATGTCGACCATTTGGTTTTGGCACAGCTTGGCCAAGTCGTCCATGCTGGTGGAGTCGCCGCAGAGCAGGCGGTGGCTGCCCATGACCCAAACGTCGCCTTGGACGGTGACCGGGTTGGCCGGGGCCTCGGGCGCGTCGTCGGGGTCCGTGAGGCCCTCCTCCAGCTCGAGGGGCATCAGGGCATCGATCTCTTCTTCGCTGAAGCCGGTGAGCTCCACATCGAAACCTTGGGCGATCAGGTCCTTGAACTCCAGCGCCAGCATCTCGTTGTCCCAGCCTGCGTTGAGTGCAAGTTTGTTGTCGGCCACGATATATGCGCGCTTCTTGGCGTCGGACCAGCCCTTGGCGACCATGACCGGGACCGTGGTGATTTTGAGGCGCTGTGCGGCCATCGTGCGGCCGTGTCCGGCAATGATGCCGCCGGTCTCATCGACCAGGATTGGCGTGGTCCAGCCCCACTCTTTGATCGAGGCGGCGATCTGTCCGATTTGCTCATCCGAGTGCGTGCGGCTGTTGCGTGCGTAGGGGATAAGTTTCTCGATGTTCCAGTGCTCGATTTTGTCGGCTGGATTTCCGGTGATGTTTTCGGCTGTGATTTCCGGGGTTGATTTGGTCATGCGTGGCTCCGTTTGATGGTGGCGGCGGGTTGGTTGGAATTATGCAACAGTTGAAGTTGGCACAGGTTGGCATCGAAAAAAATGACATTTCAACCGTAACTTGCATTGCGTGTGTGTGTGCGCATACACATGTGAACATATACGTTTTATCTTGTGCAAGGTTGTGCCAAAGTGAAAAACCTCAATGAATTCAAAGGGCTGCACGGGTTTTGGGGTGTTTAAAAAAGCTGTGCCAGCTTGCACCGGCACAGCTTTAAGTTGTGCCAAAAGCTGAAAATCAGAACGGTCCATCTTCTGACTCCCAATCGTGACGCATCCGAATGCCGGTGTAAAGGTTCAATCTTGTGCCAGATGGCTCGTTGGCACCGGATGATCCTGTGCCATTTCCGCGTGGTTGGCTGCGCTTGATGCCCGGGAAAGCGGCTGAAAGTTGGCGGCCAAACGACACTTTGGTGCCCGCGTGGTCCCGGCCCTGGGCCTCGCACCAGGTCTTCCAGGCCTTGAAAAGCTCGTCGCGGTCGGCTTGGTAGATCTCCCCAACCATGCACATCTCCTGCACGAAGGCACGGATCGGGCTGGTCTGATCGACCAGGTCGGCGGCCAGCTCGTCGGCTGAATGGGGGCGTTGGAAGTAGCCGCGCTCGTTCAATCTGGCCAGGCCGTCCAAGGCCCAGATGACGATGCCGGGCAGCTCTTTGAGCAGGCGGGCGGTCAGGCCATGGTCCTCTTTGCCCAGGAAGCTGGTGTTGAATTTGAATGGCATGAAGCGGTTGGCCAGCGCCGAGGAGGCGTCCGAGAAGGCGGGCAGCTCGTTGGAGGCGAGCACGAAGCGGGTGGGCATCTTGCCTGACCAGGCGGTCATGTTCTTGCGGTCGATGGTGATGGCGTCCTCGCCGGAGATGCGCAGCAAGTTCTCGACGATGGGCTGCTGGTCAGCGCGGCCGGAGAGGCGGGCGTCCGAGATCATGGCCAGGCGCTTGCCAATCAGGGGCTGCAGGCCGAACTGCGTGCCCAGGGACGCGAGGCTTGGGCTGACCCGGTTAGCGTAGCCGACCAGGGCCTCAAGGATTCGCAAGATGGTGCCCTTGCCGCAGCGCGGGGGGCCGATCAGCATGAACATCTTTTGCTGGCTGGTGTCGTCGGTCAGCAGGTAGCCAAACATCTCGGCCAGCGTGGAGATCGACTCGGGGTCGTCGGGCCAGAGGCTTTTGAGGAATTTGATCCACTCGGCGGGCTCGGGGGCGTCCGGCGTGTAGTCGAAGTCCAGGGCCGAGGTGACAAACAGCCGGTCTGTCGATGGGCTGAGCGTGCGGGTCGGGTGGTGCAAGAAGCCGTTTTTGAAGGCCACGATTTGGTGGGCCTCCACATCGTCCGTGCGCTGCTCGATCCAGACCTGCGGCTCGGGCAGGTCGGCGTAGCAGACCGCGCGCAGGGCGTGGGCCACGTCGTTGACCGTTGAGGACTTGGGATTGAAGGCCACCACCTCGGACGCGCCGGTCTTGGGGTGGACCTTGAGCGTCACGCACTTGGCCATGAAGTGGTAGAGGCGCTGGTCGATATAGACCCGGTCCCGGGTGACGTAGCGCGTGGCGTCCCAGCTGTAGAACTCGCCGCGCCAGTGGATGATGCGGCCGCGCTCGGGCAGCGTGTCGTGGAACAGCTCGGCGGTTTTCATGGGCGAGCTGGAGAAGATCATCCGCTCGTCGTCGGCATCCGGTGGGCTGGGTGGCTCCGGCGGCTCGTCGGGGGGAATGTCGTCCCATGGCGGCTCGAAGTCTGGCGGCTCGTGCGGTGGGGGGTCGTCGGCAGGTGGTGGCTCCGGCGGGGTGGGCTCATCTGCTGGGCCCGCCTTCAAAATGCAGTCCTCGACGGCGGCCAGCCCATCGGCCAGGTGCAGGTCGTTGAAGTCGGTGCCGGTGCCGCGATTCAGGCCCCACACCGGGATGGCCACCAGGGCGTTGACCTCGCGGGCGGTCTTGCGAGCGTCGGTTATGCCGGGGTTTCCCTTGGTCTGAAAGTCGTCGTCGGCCGCGATGATCATGCGGGCGTCCGGCAGCGCCGCGCGGATCTTGCGGGCGACCGGGGCCAGGTTGCCCGAGTTGAAGGCGACCACCACGCAGTGCTCGGTGGCCATGCGGATGGAGCAGGCTGTGGCCCAGCCCTCGGCGATCACCACGGTGCCCTGCTTATCGGGGCGGCCGAGGACGGTGTAAGCGCCGCCGGATGGCGTGCCTTTCAAGAACAGCTTGGTGCCATCGGGCTTAATGCGCTGCAGGCCTACCAGTGCGCCGGGTCCGTGGCGCAGCGGGATGAGCAGCTCCTCGCCCAGCATCCGGGCACCCTCGGGCTCGATCAGTTTGCGCTGCACGTAGGGGTGGGCGGTGACCACGGTGGCGCGTGCCCACATCTCGGCGGCGCGGGTGGCTGCGGCGTCGCGGTCGATTTTCGCCTGCGCCTCCTCGGCCGCCATGCGGGCCTCACGCTCAGCGATTCGCCGGGCTTGGTCCTCGGGGTCAATGGGCTTGCGGTCTTGGGCAGTGGATTTGTAGCCACCCTCTTTGGCCAGGGCGATCAGCGTGCCGACGGTAGCGCGGTTTGCGCCGGTGCCTATCTTGCAGGACTTCCAGACGTCGCGGCAGTCGCGGGGGTTGTAGTTTGAGCCTTGCTGGCTCCAGGCGTCCCACGCTTCGAAGGCGGGCTCGCCGAATTCTTCTTTGAGGATGAAGGCCATCTTCACCCAGGTCTCGCGGTCATCGACGCCGCGAACAAATGAGAGCATGC